GAACTGGACCGTTATCAACGAACCGGCGACTATCGCGGATAGCGCGTCCGGCACCGTCACGATGTGGTACTACGTTCCGCTGGCATATGGCGACGGCGACTATCGCGGTGCCGTTTTCGCCAACGTGGTCAATGCCACCATGCAATTGCAGTTGACGATTAACACCGCCGTTGTGAAGGCGTCAACGGTGGACACGACCAACGCTGTCTACAAAGCGGTCGCGGGCGCGGGCGCGAATACATCGACTACGATTACCGTCTATCAGGATTATCTCGATCAACTTCCGGTCGGTTCCGATGGACGTTCTTTCGTGCTGCCGATGCTGTCACTTTCCACGATTTACGAAATCAAGGAAACGATTTTCAGCGCGATTGTCGCGGCCAACGATTTCCCGATGCAATATCCCAACTTCCGGGATTTCCTTTCGACGTTCGCGATCTACAATAACGATGGCGCGACCGGGCGCGTCGTCGGCGCGGATATCAACTATTGGGCGTTGCAAGCGGCAAACTTGACCAACATTTTCAAGTTGGAACCGTCGTTGGTTGCGCTCCGGTCGCGGTCGCTGATTCATACCGACTTCCCGAAAGGCACCTATTATTTCGGCAGTCGGCAACGTCCGATTTCTACCACGCAATACGGCAACATGGAATTGGTGCTGAATGCGATCACGGCGGCAGCGGGCGCGTACTGTTTGGTCGGTTGGGAAGATTTCGGTTTGCAGAACGTCATCACGCAAGCCGGTTCGCTCCCCGCATCCTAGACCTAAAGTTCCGTTCCCGCCTGAATGAACGCTGGCATTCAGGCGCGGGCGGTCGGCGCGGTCCGCTGCGAAACCTCCGTAAGTAGCGGACCGCCACACTGTTTATTTTGTAACTGGGAGACTGGAAGTCATGGACGACGTAAAAGACACATCGCTTATCGGACGCTTCAATTCGTGGTGGTCGCACCCGTTTCAATCCGGCGGGTCCGCATTTTCGTGGGTCCTTTTCGTCGGACTGATTATCATTGCTACTTTCATGTGGCAACTTGTTTTGCTTGAAATCACCACAGAAGTTTAGAAAGGGTCAAAACGATGCGCGGGTATCACTGGGGAATGATTTTCCTGTTTTTGGTCGTTGGCTATTTGATCGGGATGTGGTTACCCGGTCCGGGTCAACGTCTCCGCGCTGTCATCGGCGCGTAAGCAAACGACGCGGGCGGCAGCATGTCACAAACAAGCGTGATTTTCTTCGGGCTATTGGTCGGATTCATCGTATTCATTACGATACGCGGTGAACTGTCGGCATACTTACAAGTCCTCGGATTATCAAGCGGCGGGATAACCGGCGGTTTGGGCGGTCCTCCGTCGGTCATCCCGTATGACCCTTCGATTCCAGTTATCAAGTGAACGCGGAATAAATGCCCTTCGTTCTCATACTAGCGGGTGTGGTGCTGATTATATCGGCGGTCCGCAACACGCAACAATCACTCTTCTATTTGCTTGCCTTGGATTTCACCGGTCCTAATAACTTCATTTTCTGGTTCCTTTCCATCCTGGTTATCGGCGCGTTGGGATACATCCCCAAAGCCAAACCGTTAAGCGATGGCTTTCTGATTTTAGTCATCCTGGTTCTGTTCCTCAAAAAAGGTAAGTCGGGAGTCGGCGGAGGATTCTTTGAACAGTTCCAACGCCAAATTTCTCTAACGACTTCCGCGCGACCGCAAGTTTCCGCGACCGGAACATCCGGCGGCAGTACGTCGATTTCGACGGTCGGCGGTCCGATATTTTCCGGCGGTGGAATCACGATCAATCCGACCGGGTTCGGCGGTGCGGGTGTTCCGGGTAGTATCCGTGCCGGTAACTCGATTTTCGATCCCAATAGTCATCAGGGATGCGACCCGTTTTTTGACCCGCTTTGTGTACTGGCAACACCGGGCGCGGGATACGGAGGTTAAGAAATGACAGAAAAAATTTTCGGTGCGGGAATTACGATTTTGCTTGGCATTATTGGCGTCGCGGTAATCGCGATGCTAGTTTCGCGGTCGGCAAATACCACGGAGGTAATCAGCGCGGGCGCGGGCGGTTTCGCGTGTGTGCTGAAAACCGCACTAACCGGTACGAACCAGTGTAGTCAACTTGAAAGCGTGACTTCACGCATTACTTTTTAACAGGAGAATCAACAGTGTCCGAAACGCTTATCACTTCCATTGTTACCGTTTTGACTGCCATAATCGGCGTTGCGATTTTGGCGGTCCTGGTTTCCAAACAGTCGCAAACCTCGAACGTTTTGAAAGCCGCGTCCTCCGGGTTTGCCGCCGACCTTTCCGCCGCGCTGTCTCCTATTTCCGGCGGAGGTTTCAGTTTGGGCGGTGTTCCTGTCCTCAATTTCGGGTAGTCGGATTCTACCCGCAACAATTTCCAACGGGAGAAAACGACTATGACTACTCTGCCGCAATTGCGACCGCGCGTTCCGCACGATAACGCGCCCTACCAATTTCACCGCGCCGTCTTCTATCCGGTCGGCGCGGGCGATGCGGTTTACGAACCGGCACCGCCGATTTTTCCCGCGATGCTTCCCATAGTCAATATTTCCGGTAACGGAATATTGGCGGGTGCCGCGCCGAACCCGAACCAACTGCCGCAAGTGTATGCCAACAAAACGGCATTGGTTTCCGGCATCGGCGGAGTCATGGCGGGTCAAATTTTCGGGCAACCGCTGGCGGTGCCGGAAACGACCAACGGCAGTCAATAAAAGCCAAATCGCACGCGACCACATAGGAGAAAAGCAATCATGGATTTCACGTTGATTAAAGATCATCCTTGGACGACCGCCGGTATCGTGTTAGGTGGCGGTGTGCTGCTTTTCGTGGTCATGCGGAAAGGCGGGTCGTCCGCTGCCGCGCCGACGTACGCGGCGGGTGCGACCGCGACGGACCCCAATGCCGCCGCGTTAGCGTCGCAACAGTTGCAAGTGCAAGCCTATAGCTCCGGTTTGCAACTACAAGGCGCGACCCAAATTTCGTTAGCGCAAATTGGCGCGGACGTTTCCCGGTTCGGAACTACGGCAGCGGTTGACGTGACGAATCGACAAACTGATGCGCAAGTCGCTTTGGGTTTGGGTACGATTTCCGCGACCGTGCAACAGGCGCAAATTTCAGCGGGGATTCAGAGTAAATATATCGACGCGATTATTGCCGCGTTCACGGGTAGTAATCCGTCATCGACCGCAACGCCGAACTCCCCAAATCCGACCGTACAAAATCCAACGCCAACTATCGTCTATCTTCCCTCTAGCGGCGGAACCGGCGGTGCTCCGCCCGTTGGCGTCGGCGGTGTGAATCCCGGTACCGCTTATCCCGGTATGCCGACTCCGGGTTCCGCACCGCTGCAATATAATGGCGGTCCTATTTTAGCTCCGCCGTCCTATGCGAATTGCGACCCGCGCGATTCCGCTTGTGTGATGCGCAATCAGGATTTGAGCATCGGATATTTCACCGCGTCCGCGACGGCGGAAGCAACCAACAATCGGAACCAGTGTTTAGCTAACGCTTCCCTGTCGCAAGGTAGACCCGGTTACGCGCAACTGGTTTCGGCGTGCGGATAAAGTTCGATCAAAATTTCACGGGCGGATTTCATGGAAAATAAAACGTTCGGCAGAATCGGAATCGTCGCTTCCATCGTTGGCGGAGTCGGCGCGTTGGTCTATCTGATGCGCGGGTCGGCGGTCGGCGCGGCGGGTGCTCCGGGTGCTCCTGGACCCGCCGGCACTGGCACACCCGGAAGCGCGGGTGCTCCTGGTACAGCGGGCGCGGCGGGTGCTCCGGGTGCTCCTGGACTGCCCGGTACGGCGGGTCCGGCGGGTCCGAACGGTGTAACGGGCGCGGGCGCGGGTTCCGGTTCCTCGCAACCGACGATCAATGACATTACGCAATATTTCGTCTCTCAATTTTACCCGCCGTCTTCCGACGACCTGAAACCCGCGACACTCACCTACAATTCACCGCCGCTTAAAAATATGGGCGCGGCGGGAACCCCTGAGAAAAAAGCGGGATGCGGTTGCGGCGGAAGTTGCGGCGGCAAAAAGAAAGGCGGGTCGTGTCCCAACGCGGCACCGCCTTTCGGTTTCAATGACGGCGCGGGCGGTTGTATTTCGTCTTCGTACGCGCGTCTCATCGAATCCATGAATCGGTGCTCCCCTGGATTCACGGATAACATGGTGCGGAATATGGCGTCGAATGTCCAGTACTACGGATATGACGCACCGAACGTTCGCGATTTGATCGGGTCAATTCAGTTGGCAAGTTCGCGGTCGGGTGAATTGTATTCCGACCTGGATGTAACACCGCCGTCGTTACGATTGGGTACCGTTTCCTAAAGCAACGTTTCCCAAAGAAATTTACCGCCATGTTCCCCACGCTGCCGCCGCTCCCAAATCTATCGGGTTTTTCAATGGCACCGGATGTTCACCCGCTGTTATTTGAAGTCGGCGGAGGTGGCGGAGGTGTGCCGATATTTGGCGGAGGTGGCGGAGGTGGTTTTCCTGGTTCCGGCACAATCAACATTGGACTACCCGGAAATCCCGCGTCGGGCGGAAGCGGCGGCAAAACCAGTACGATTTCGTTAGGCGGGTCCGCGCCCGCTGTCGGGTATAACATGCTTTCCAGCTTGCTAGGAATCCCCGCGATTAACTGGGGTCGAATCGCGGCGTTTCTTCTAGGTCTAATTCTTATAGCGGGCGGAATCTATCTGATAAAACCCGTGCAGGAGTCCGTTAACCGAACGATCAAAACCGGAGCGAAAGGCGCGGTTGCCGCATAATCTCATGCCCGATTTCAATGTCACTAATCTATCATGCGGATTGTTGATTACCGTATTAGGTATTGTTTTCCGGTTGTCATACCGGTTTGGCGTTTTCATGGAACAGTTTAAGGAACTAAAACATCGGGTGCGAATTCATGACCAACTGTTACGCATCCCATTGGGCGCAACACTTCACAATTCAACTACGGAGAAAACACAGTGATTCGTTATTTGAACGACGCAAGCAACAACATTCAGTACACCGACCGAAACGGTATGGTGATTACCCGGAATCCGTTCGACGCGGAGTTCGTCTCCGTTTCCCAACGTCTTTCGTTGATCCATTCCAACGACGCGACGAATCAACAGATTCGTAAGAACTACGAAGACGCGGTGCGTGATGCTCAAATCAATATCGACGCGGGAAGACCCGCACCCGCACTGCCGCCGGTTCCGTCCTGTATTATCACACCGGAAGATTTCGCGTTGGAAGTTTCGCAGTCAACGGAATGGACTCCGCCACTGCTGACTTTGAAACCCGCGCCCGCGTCCTATCCCGCGACCGGGTTACGCGGACCGCTGCCGACCGCCGACCCGCACCCGCTGTCACATATCCCCACGGAAGCGGCGGCAACGATCGTTACCCTGTTAGCGTCGGTCGGACCCGCGCTCCCAAATCTCATCGACCTTTTGCGGACGCTGTTGCACCATTCCGCCGCGCCCGCAAAATAGCGACAGTAACCCACACTGCCGCAAAAAGAAACCGGCGGAGCGATCTAGGTGCAATCGCTCCGCCGGTTTTTATGTTTGGATTGTTCGACCGCGCCGACTACTTTTCTTTGGGCGCGGGAAGTGCCTTGACCGGACCCGCCTTCGATTCGATGGCGGCACGCATGACGGCCAACGGGTCCTGTTGCGCGGGCGGCATGAGGTTTTTGGCTTCGTAGGAATAACCGATGCGATTGTTCGACTTCACCGACCGGATTTCCAAACCGAAGACGACGTTAGGCGTTTCCGCGCCGTCTTTCGAGTTCTCGATTTCCCGCACCGCGCCTTCCACAACGTCCTGGATACCCGCCGGAAGGAACAATTTCCCCGACCGCAAAATCTTGCCGAAGTCTTCGTTCCCCTGTTCCACGTTGACGCCTTCGAACTCGCCTTGTAAGGCGGTCCACATGTTCCCCGTGTTTTTGTCTTCCCCGTGCTTCAAGCCTTTCGCGGTGCCGTATATCCGGCACAATACCTTCGTGGTCGTTCCCGCCGCAAGTCGCGGGTCGCATCCCAACTGCTTAATGGACAGCTTGCTAACCAAACTGTCTTCGGTCACTTCGGTTTCTTTCGCTTTCGCCATCTTAAAATCCTCACGCTGTCAAAGTACCGCTCCGCGTCGCTTCCGTCCTTACCGGATTCCAGCGACGCAAAAACGATCTAGAAAAATGATACCATCTTTTCGGAGGTTTCAAGCGGTGCCAAAAATAATTGAGTTCGAGTTTTCCCCCAACGGAATTTTAGGTCGCGTACTGAATTTTGAAACCGTGGTCTATCCCGGTTGTTTTTTGGGTTTGTCTTTCGATGTGTACCTGCCGCGCGGAGTCGCGGTTTACGGTCCAGACGTGACGGCAGATACAGCCGTGGTCGGGTGTGTTCCTGCTATAATAGGGTCAACCTTACCGGATCAATCGCCCGCGTCGCAATCGGCTTGCACCCGCGACACGGGCGATTTTCATTTCTCCCCGCTTCGTTCCCTGCCACAATCTACCGCCGCGCTCCCTCACGGGTCGGATTGTGACTGTCCAGATTGTTACCCGTTACAGGACCCCACATTATGAAAGTGCTTAACGTGATCGTGGAATCCGCTATCCGGTACCACGAACCGGACGACCGCCGACCCGCGCAAGTACTCGCGACCGGAGCGCAAACCTTTCCCGTGCCGGAACCCACGGAAACTTCCATCCCGGAAACCCCTTCCGATTTTATTCTGTTCCAAGTGAAAACCTCGGAAGGTAAGATTCTTTTACAGCTTGCCGTTTCCGAGTACTTCCAGCTAGAGGGTCACATCGACGGAGAATTGGTACTGGAAGAAAACCGGCACTTGCGGAAGCGACCGAAGACTACTATCTATTCACCGCCCGAAATCAAATCAGTTAAACGGTGAGTCGTTTATAAGCTAAATTCAAACCCGCTAAATAAATCAAACGAAAGGCGGGTCACATTAAAGGACGGAAGCAATCATGCCGCACACCGAAAAGGATACTTACAAGCGCAAAGGAATCTGTTTCCGCTGTATGTTCGGGGAACACCGCCACTGTTATGTAGCGGCGGGTGAATCAATTTGTCAATGCAATCTTTCCATTCACGACTTACCCGCCGCGAAAGTCGCGTTAGGAATGGACGCCAATTCCATTCCGCCGAAGTTCCCCGAAGAACCCGCATCTAACGACCGGTTCTTTTTTCTGCCGCCGCAAAGGATACTGGTACCGTGAGTATCGAATTTAATCCGATTCCTATTCAATCCGGCGGCAACGTCGTTCCAATGGAACAGAATCAGGTCGGCGGAGCGGCGGTGAATTATGTGCCGTTTATCTACAACAGCCGCGCCTATATGCTGACTCAGTTGGGGAGCGCGGTTACCAACTTAATACGGGTGTTTAAGTCAGCGTTAGATTGTGGTTCCTGGACCCTGTTAGACGGTGCCAATTCACCGCACCTTATCGGCGGACTCACCCTAGTAGGTAGTTCGGTTTTCGACGGAAATCATACCGTCACCGTCGCATACAAAATAGCGGCGGGTCCGGGCGCGTTGATCTTTCGCGACTTCGATCTAAGTACGGAAACATGGGGAGCGGATTATGGCACGGTCGGCAGTCCCACGGTTCGCACGATCAATCAAACGTTCCTACGTTCCAACGGGTCCAAAGTCGTCTTACATAACACCGCTCCCAATCCGGGCGGATTGTCCGCGTCGATATTCGCGGGCGGTGTTTGGTCAACCACTTACAACGTCGATACCAACGCGACCAATTTTCCTAACGGTTCTTCCGCTGCCGTCATGGACGCCAACGATATCATTCATATCTTTATGCGGACCGCCGGACAGAATGCGACCTACCAACAAATACTTGCCAACGATACGTTAGGTCAATTCAATAACTTCACTTCCGCCGATTTCGGCGTAAAAAGTTGGCAGATGACAAACCCGATTATCGTCGGTGCTAACTTGATTTTCGGTGTGGTGGACCCGACTTCTGTTTTCTCCGCCGTCCTAGTCGGCACACCGGTTGCCGCGCCCGTGTTCACCCTTTCGGGTGACATAGACCCTGATGGTAATTTTGACTATCCTAACGGCAACTTCCCTTCCCTCGCGTACGACGGCGCGACGATTTACGGGGTCAATATCCCGACAGCGGGCGCGCTCCGGGTCGGTCGCACCACGAATCTAACCGCGCCCGGTTCTGATTGGATTTGGGAAGACTTAGACGATAGTTTAGGCAACATCGAATTTCCGGCGGTCGGCAACATGGCGTTAAATCGTATCTTCGGAATGTATCAGGTTTCCGACCCGATAACCGGGTTCCAAAACCTAAACGGAAACTTGATTCTGTTTCCGGGTCTTCCCGACTTCGTGCAAGTCAACGCATCGAGTTTACCTGTTATCCCCCTGCCCAATCCGGCGGGTAAATGTCCATAGGAGAAACAACAATGTTCAAAACGGTTACACTCTCTTTACTTCTGTTGTCGGCGGTCGCATTTGCACCACGCGCCCGCGCCGACAATCCCCAATGCGTTTCCAGCGGCACTTTCACTGCCGCCGGTAACGGAACCCAATTCGATAACCGCTCCAAAGCGTGCCGTGTTTGGGCATTCAGTTACGACTCGGAAGGATTTACCGTCATCAGTATTTCGATACAAGGCGCGGTCGATGCGGGCGGCACACCCGGAACCTTCAATGATATCGGCGCGACCTATATTCAATCGCCCGGAGTTAATCCCATGACTAGTATTATTTCCGGGTCGTTGGTCGCGACGCAATATTTCCCGTGGGTCCGGGTCAAGCTGACAACCGCGACCGGAACCGGAAGCGTGCGATACACGAACTATGGCAACTACGCTTTAACCGCCCGGAACGGCGGAGCGGCAACGACCGGACCCACTGGACCCACGGGCGCGACGGGCGCAACTGGACCCACGGGCGCGACGGGTGCAACTGGACCCGTTGGACCCACTGGACCTGCGGGC